GAAAGGGGAGGATAGACTACATCAACTTCAGATGGTGAAATAGAGTTAATATGATTTATTAATTTGGAATGGACATCATCCGTTATATTATTTCTTTTATTGATCCCTATGATCAGAGCTTCTTTGGATGGAATATTTGAATATTCGCCTACATAATTATGAATTTCCCTGAATATTTCCTTTTCAATGTGTCCTTGAAAATATTCTTCTTTAATGAAAGGTATTACCTTCCGAAGAAATGATTCATTCGTTATTAGGTTTTTTATTATCGTTTCTTCTATCATTATCACTCAATTGGTTATCTATAAGTTCAACAAGGATATCACCCATTATAAATTCAAATTCTCCCGAATCTTTATAATTAAGTCTATTAGGATTTTTAAGAACTTCAAAATCAAATTTCATGACAGGGGGAACATCCTCCGAGAATCTAACATTGCCATATATAAAAATTATACCATCGAAATCACCTCCCACCAATTTTATTCCAGTTTTATCTGGAATATTTTTATTTTCGACTAACGTATATTCTTGTTTCATTTCTATTATACCATTTTTTTGAAATTATGTAAACTAATATTTTAAGACATACAATTTTTCTGAATCATCTTCTGGTTGTGGTAATCCAGTTTTGGAATTTAAAATATCAACCGATTTTTTAGGTGCAGGTTCTTTAACGCCGCATTTCTCTCTCCACATTAGAGTCCAATTATATCCCCATAATCTAAAATCTGAATATTTAATACATAATATCCAACCGGTGTTTATATCATTTTCATCTCTTTCTGGTAATGTTAATATTCCGATATTATCATATTTCATATTTTACCTCTTTCCCTCTTGAATTCTACCATATTCTGATATACGAACCCAATCGTGTTTGATATCATCCGTTAAATGATGGTGTATTAATAATATTATTATGTAAGGTATTGATATTAATATTATTAATACCCCCACAGGATAAAGAATTATTTTTTTCATAGTTAATCCAACATCTGTATATAACCCATAGAGAATTTTTCCTCTACGTATTGAGAGAAATTGGTACCTTCGAAGATTGGTTTCCAAAACTCTTCATTGAGGGTATCCTTTTCTCTAAAATTTTTATCATTTTCAACAGTCGGTCGAGTATACCAACCAACTTTGGGCTTAGTCACAAATCCAGATTCAACCGCAACTTCTAGGAGTCCAGAATATTTTTGAATACCGCCTTCCCATGATACCGATATAGGTATCTTAGATTTTTCTTTAACGAATCTAGATTTCTCAACATTAATGATAAAATCGTAACCTATAATTTCTTTACCAACCTTATCTTGACGACGACCTATAATCCAAACTGTATTAGCGGAATATGTTATTCCAGTACCACCAGAAACAACTTGTCTCGAAAACATCTCCTGTGTTTCGTAAGTATGATTAACAGCAATCAGTGGAATGTCATTCAATGTGAGATATGGAGTAGCCATACGAAATAGGGATTTCATTTGTTTTGCTCTAGTCATATCAGCTACTGATTTAGAATCCCGAGCATCATCAAGCTCCTTTTTGGATGCAAGATTGCCAATGGAATCAATCATAATAAAAACTTTATCGGCCGAGGAAATCTCCTCGAGCTGTGTTATGAGATCAAATTTTAATTCTTCAACATTTTTAATAGGAATGTGGAGGACTCTATTCATATCAATACCAAACGAATCCCAATACGCCTGTGGTGACCCAAATTCCGAATCATAAAACAATGTTATAGAATCCGGAAATTTATCCTGATATGCCTTCAGCATTAAAAGACCAAATGAGGTTTTATAATTTTTAGAAGGTCCTGCAATCACAGTCAATCCAGAAGTAATACCACCATCAAATTTTCCAGTTAATGCAACATTAATCATAGGAACTGCAGTAGATATTGGTTCGCTTTGATTTAATATTTTTGATTCTGACATAATGGCTGCCAATTTTATTTTTGATGTTGATTTCATCCTTTCAAGTAAATTCATTTAACGCGCACGCCCCCAATATCAAGATTTAATATATGCCATGTTCCACCACCACCAGATTTAAATACCAATCTCACAAGTTCTGCAGAAATAATTTCTACTATTTTAGCTTGTTCCGAACTTTTGAATTGATAAAGTTCATCATATTTCAACGAAACGATATCCCCTATTCTGGTACCCCATTTCTCAAAAAACGTTCTTTCCATTGCATCATTTTCTTCTTTTAATTTCTTTTCTGCATCTAAATCTTTCATGTCTTGTAAATTCATGTAAAAAATCCCTCCAATGTATTTCGTTTTTCTGGCGTCCAGTTAATAATTTTTAACATATTATCAACCGGCATTAAAAATGCTTTCTCAAACTGAAGATCATAATCTAAATATTCTGATAACTCCAATTCCCTCGGAAGAACTGAAGGAACGGAAATTATATTAGATTTTATAGGATTGGGCATTTTAAGATAACAAAATTTGATCTTAGTCCCATTCTCTATATATTCATATTTAGAATCTAATCCGAGTATTCTTATATATTCGTTATATAATATCGAACCCCGTACATGTATTGGAGTTCCTTTTTTGTAGAGAGAAGTAGAATCACAAAATTTATCTAGATTGTTAGCAGTCCGAGGGAATGCAATATCTATGTAATCAGCCTTTGCAAATTCAAGTTTAAAATTAGAATAGTATTCTTGTGCCTCCTTCTCTGTACCATTTAAAATAATTTTAATAAATTCTTTGAGAGCTGTTCGACATATAGGAGGGGTCGAACTTTTAATAGCTTCAATCCCCATCATTTTAATTTTGGGGGTTTTATATCGAACCCCCTCATTATCAAGGACATTCATAATGTATCGTTTTTTAGCAAAGAATACAGTAGAATCTGCTATTGCTTCGCGATCCATGAGCATCTTTTGATCGTAGGCATTAGTATAATCTGCAAGCTCTTGATATGAATCATCAATTAATTTTCGGAATTGATTAGATCCTATCACATCAAGAAAATTAACTTTATCTTCAACCGTCCTAGTTGATTCAAATAATTTCGAAACAAGTGCATCGAATGTTACATAAACCGAATCAGTATCAGAAGCAATTACATAATCAATACCATCTGTTAGCATTATTTTATTCATGTATTTATTAATGGTACGCTCAATCCACCGAATACTTAATTGCCCTGCTGTTGTAATAGATTCTGCCATATTAACATCAAAGTGGCGAAAATATTTATTCCCGAGAGCACCATACAAAGAATTAAGAAGAATTTTAAGAGCCATTTGCTCAACGTAAAGTTTCTCTTCGAGGTCTTTATTTCCTTCCTTTTGAGCCAGAATCATTTTGGTCTTTACTGTTTTTCTTGTCGTGAAAAATTGATCCATTAATTCCGGAATAAATCCCCGGACTTTAGTAGAATATGTCATTCCGTTTGGGGTTATAGTGTAATTTGTTAAATCAAATACGTTAGTTTTATCCAACATAGAATCAATTGACACATTAGGAATACGGGATTGAATGGTTTCGGGTGAAATATTATACTGCATAATCAAATGCGGATACAACGAAGCAAGGTCAAATGACATTACCCAGGAATGTCTTCCAGTTTGAGTTTCTTTGACGTACCCTCCAACAAAATCCCGGAACTCAGATTCCTTATTAGATCCAACAACAATGTTTTTCTTTATGAGATGATTATAACATATTACGTCCCAAACCTTTAATGTCCCAAGAACATCTACATAATTAGATTTAGCTTTATACGTCATCATGTAAACCAAATCCAGTAGTTTGAGTTTATCATCAAGTCTTCGGACTAATTCTGTATCCTTAATATTATAATCTATGAAGAGTTCATAATTTTTCTCATATAGATTAAAAAGGTTTTCATATTCAGAATAATCGAGTTTCTTTTCTCCGAGTTCTTCAAATGATATATTATTAAGGGAATATGATTCTCTATTTACAAATGTAAATTTTTTATATAGGGAGACATAATCTAGATTAGATATACCAAGTATATCATATGTTTGTTGTTCTCTACCGAAAGAGGTATTAACTCTTTTCTCTCTTATAACTCCCCATGGACTTAATTTTTGGGCAAAATCGAAAGAGATAATTTTTGATATTCTATTAACAATATACGGGACATCAAAGAATTCAATATTCCATCCAGTTATAACATCGGGTTTAATAAAATTCCAAAGATTAACAAATTTAGTTAGAAGATCTGCTTCATCTTCGCATTTAATATATTTAGAATTATCCCCCTTTGAGGTATAATCCCCTGTACCAAATGTGAAATAATTCCCATTATATTCTACGGTAATGGCATTGATTTCACCATTAGCTTTTTCTGGATATGGGAATCCACCCTCCGGGGGTTGCATGGTTTCAATATCAAAATTAAGCACACGAATATCTTCGGCATTGAATTCAATATCATCTTCCCAATTCTCCGCTATATATTTGTACTGATTTGGGAAATCCCCATATACAGGGAATACATCTTTGAATTGATTGAAATACTCACGGGATTTCTTAATGGTTTTAAAATCTTTTTTTATTAAAGACTTTTCCCCACTCAGATCTTTATATGACCCCTCACCCTCAATCCAGAGAGATGGCCTATATCTTATTTTTCGGAAATATTGTTTACCAGAATCGTAACCTCTGGTATAAATCATCCCATTCTGCTGAATAGTATTCGTATAAAAACAATTCATGTTGAACCCTCAATTTGTAGATCATAGTAATATTATATATTAAATTCTTAGAATTGTAAACTTTATGATAGAATTTGTGATTTTGGTGCGTATATTTTAGAAAACATTTCTGAATAAGAAGAAAGGATATCTTCTGTCGGTGCGGCAGAAGTTACAACAAAATCCCGGGGAATTGTAAATTCTGTATTTGTTGAATACGGCATCCACGGAGATAATGCCATTTGCATTGCACCATCATCATTTCTACCAATCGGCATAACTACAGCAGGATTTTCCACCACATATTTATCATCAACTTCAGTAATAACATCACATAAAATATCTTCACCACTTCTCAATCTTAAAATTTCAACGCTCATTTAATTCCCCCTATATTATACTTCGCTATTAATTCCCAGTTATCTTTATCTTTGTGAGAAATAACCTTAATTTGGTTCATTGGTGCTAAATTTCCTAATTCATGTTTAATTTTTAGGAGACCCCAATCTGATAATAATTTAGCTATAGCATTCCTTCTCTCGAGATCATTGTCTGATATATCCGTAGGCTTACCATCAAGTTTAAACAATTCTTTAAAATGCACAATGTAATATTTATTTTGTTTATGAAGGATATGGCAAGATTGATAAAGTTTATTATCTTTTCGAGATGCCACACCAATCCTTGTTAATGTTTCTTTAATTTTGAGAAAATCATCAGCTTGGCTGAAAGAAATTTCTAATAATGAATCTATGTCACTCATAATATTTAGTCCGTTATAAAATATTGATATTTATAAAATCAAGTTCCACCCTTGTATAAGGATTTTTTGATCTCTTCGAGGTGATCAACAGATAATAAATCCAATACAGCTTTAGCCTTTTTATCAGAATAATTATAATATTCTTTTATTGCGGAAATGTTATCATTCTCCAAAGATTTTAACCATGGTGCATATCGCCTCTTCTTTTTAATCACCTTCAAATAATATTTATATTGAATATCTTTATCAAGAAAATGGAATCTATTCATTTCGTTGGCGAAGAATAATGTATCGATAAATGCAGATAAGCATTTATTAATGATAAATTGGGAATACTGATCAATATGCTCAGACAAATCAACCTTATTGAAATTAATAGAATTAAGCCAATCTGATAATTTTAATTTCATTTGAATTCACATCGAAGCATAATTTCTGTGAGAG